GTACCACCAGCTAAAGGTAGCTTAGTAGCAATGCTAGTTGTTATGGTGTTTGCAAAGTCTGCATCATCACCAAGGGCTGCAGCAAGTTCGTTAAGTGTGTCAAGTGTGCCGGGTGCTGAGTCTACGAGACCTGCAACTTCATCATCTACATACTTCTTAGTAGCGGCATCTAGGTCATTAGTAGGTGCAGTAAGGTTCTGAATAGTTGCTGTAGTACCAGCATTCATATTCAGTGTACCATCAATGGTCACGTTATTAAAGGTTGAAGAACCACTAGATGCAGTTACATTACCCGTAAGATCACCTATCACATTACCTGTAATACCACCAGTTACGGAGCCTGTAACATTACCTGTGACATCGCCTGTTAGATCACCAGTGATACCGCCTGTGGCTGAAAGGGTAGTAAAGGCACCCGTAGATGCAGTACTTGCACCAATGGTTGTTCCATCAATAGTACCACCGTTAATGTCTACAGTAGCCAGTGTGGCATTGCCTGTAGCACTTAAGCTTGTTACGCTTGCAGCGGCAGGAGTAGTAGCACCAATAACAGCGGCATCAATAGTACCTCCATTAATATCTGCAGTAGCAAGTGTAGTGGCTCCAGAAGCAGACAGTGTAGTAAATGCACCAGTAGAAGGGGTAGCAGCACCTACAGTAGCACCATCAATGCTACCACCGTTAATGTCAGCAGTAGCTACAGTAAGACTTGTGTTGGCTGTAAGTGTAGTGAATGTACCTGCCGCAGGTGTAGTGTTACCAATTACAACATTATCACCAGTACCTGTAACAGAACCTGTGTGAGCGCCAGCACTATCGCCCGTAAGGTCACCTGTCACGTTACCTGTCAGGTTAGCTACGACACCAGCGGGTGCAGTGACAACACCAGTTACGTTAAGAGTACCAGCTACTGTAGCATTCTCATGCACAGCTAGGGTATCAATGTAACCAATACCGTCAATGTATAAGTCTTTAAACTCAGCGCCTACTGCACCCAGGTCAATGTCATCATCTGTTACAGGTACAATAGCACCATCTTGTATTCGTACCTGCTCTACAGCTGACCCGCCTGTTTCTGAGTAAAAACTGATGCGGTTATTTGTTGTATCTACAACTACTTTATTGTTAGCATCAAGGTCTGCAATAAGTGCAACGTATGCACCTTCTGCAGATGTACCATCGTGTTTGTGGCCTGTGCTACTATTAAAAGCATCACGAATAGCGTTGAACTCAGCGTTTACTGGTGCAGCTTTAATAACTGCGTTAGCAATAATATCCGCTACTGACTGTCTAGTGTAACCTGCCATGTTATAACCTGTCTCCTACTCCAAATGTCACCACAATGCCTTGAATACTGTGAGAGGCGTTAGTGTCATTGGTTACGTATTTAAATGATGCCGACATGCCTGAACCTGAAATGTTTGTTCGCCGTACAGGGGCAGGGTTACCGTCAAAGATTGCTGTGCTATTATACAGGGCTTCGTTGTAGTATGCGGCTGCGCCCTTAGTTGTTAGTGTAAAGTTTGTGGGACGCAATGTATCTACATCTTCATAGTCGTAAAGAGCAGACATAATAAGTTCGTTATCACCTTCAGACCGTAGATATGTAGCTACTGTGTAAAATACTTTACGTTGTTCTGGGTCTTGCATATGAAAGAAAGGAGTTTGAAATACGCTAAAGATAGCTTCACCATCAAAAGAATTACCTTGCTCCTGTCGGTGTACCTTACCATTACTGTCACCGTGTATTACATATTCATTTTGCCCAATGTAACCGCTAGTAGCACAGGTAGTAAAGATACCAAGCATTTGACCATACTCAAACTGTAGGCCATTAGGTGTTTGTCTAAAACCACCAATAATACCCTGCCCATCAGCTGCACCCAAGAAAAACCGAAACTGTGTTTTTTGTCTAATAACTACGGCATCTAGTTTATCTAAGTCTACATCAAATACTACATCAGTAAACACCGATTGAATATCTTTAGATACTGTTTCAAGATTTACATCACCAATCTTATCGGTACCAGTAACAGGACGTAGACCATCTTGAGATAGAAACAGTAGGTCACCACCAATTTCAACTACACTATCAGTGGCCAAACAACCTAAGTCATCTGTAACCTCTTCAAGAATAAAGTCTGCAATGTTGCTACCTACAAGTTTACGAATGTTATTTGAACCAAATATATATAATGCATCACGAAAGGATTTGATTGCAACAATACGAAATCCTACGTTAATTACACCTGCACCACCTGCAGGACTAAAATCAGTTTCATTATAGGGTGCAGAAAACCATAAGTTAGTAGGCTCGTTAGCGTCACCCGCTAGAAATAAATGATTTTTAAATACGTGAGATACCTTTGCCGCAGTGGGGGCATTAACATCAGTAATTTGAATGTATGATGTACCATCATAGGTTGCAGAAGGGTTTACTCCGTCTGTAATTACTACCTTAGGTGTGCCCCAGTTGTAACGAGAAAAACGTACTTTTGGGTAAGTGGAAAGATTGACAGATCCCGGCGTTGAAATAGTTACCCAAGCGGATGTAGAGTTATTCCAGTAGTAAAGATAGTTAGTACTTCCTGTATCAAATCGTGCAGCAAGAATGCCATCGTTAACACTATCAGCTACACAAACACCGAGCACATTACCAAAGCCAGGTACAGTACCATAAGTATTACTGTAGCCATTCATCTTTCGATAGCCGCCAGTAACAGCAGGCTCGTAGTTAATCAACGAAATAGCTGAACCCGGTTGAGTTTCACCTTGTGATAACACGTCCCGACTGGTGTTTAACCCACCCTGACAAAAAACCTTAAAGGAGGCTAGATTATCAGCCATCTTTAGATACCACCACTAAAAGAATTAATTGTTCCCTTATTTAACATAGTGGATCTAACAGAGAGTGTATCATCTAGCAAAACTCTTCTCATAGATTTAACACCACTTTCAAAATTGTTTTGATGCATTGCTGCGCTTTGTTCATTGCTGCGGAATCTCATCATAAACATCATGGCACCGTCAATGAGTACGTGTTTAAAACGATCTGGTATAATAGCTATATCACTATATAAAGAAAGATCAGCTGGGTATGACCAGTATACATACTCAATTTCATATGCCGCATTAGGTACAGGAGTTACACCAAACTCTTCTCCATAGGTTTGATAGACAATACTTGGTGGACCCTCACCATTAATTAGATCGCCTGTGTCATCCCCTGACCGATAGTTTTGAATATAGTTTTCATAAGAAATAACATTCAATCTTTGTGGACTATTATTTTTAGAGGAAAGTTGTTTAATATAAAAAGTATCCCAATCAGCACTAGAGTAATCTACTGGAAAATTATACTTACGTGTACCTGCTATTAAAGTTTGTGTATAAGTATTTTTAAGAAATGGCCACTCTTGACCATCTTGTAGAATAAGTCTAATGCTACTATTAATTGCATCTTTTGCTAGTGCTTGTACGTTACGTGCAGTATCAAAGCCATCACCCGCAGTGTCGAGAGTGACTTCATTCATACGTCTAAGTAATTCGTTCACTAGAGAAACGTAAGTAGCCATAGAGTTATCCTACTATTAAAAAGTACCGAAGGGCCAGCCAAAGCCAGCCCTCCAGTTTATATTTATGCGAGGTTGTAACGTGCAGTTACAATAGCTTCTGGACGCAGAATCTTGCGACCGTAAAGATGCATACCACGAACGATGTCAGCAAAGCTGTCTGGGTCACGGTAAGTCTCAGTCTTGTTGATCTGCTCAGCTGTTGCTACAGCAGAATCATGACCAGCTACGATGGCACCAAAGTTAGTAGACTGAGCAGCAGTACCTGTGGTAGCTGCGCCTGTACCTACTGATGGCAAGTTGCTTGAAGAATAAACACGGAAACCGTGGAAATTGTTCAAGATCAAGCCGTTACGAAGGCCACCAGATTCACCGAAGTCTGCATTGAAGAGGCGTGAATCCTCATCACGAAGCACTTCCATAAACACTGGGTCTACTACAATCCACCGGCCTTGTGTGTCAACTTGCTGTTGATCTAGCAAACGACCCATACGAGCTACCAGCATAGCTGGAGATACGTAAGCAGTTGGAAGTGCAGTTGCACCTGGAAGACGTGCAGCAACTGGGATAGCATCCCCAGTTACACCTGCAGTTGTGATATTGCCAAAGTCAGGACGTGACAATTTATTGCCAGCCAAGAGTTCGTCAGTACCAGCAGTTGTATCAGCTTTAGTGCCGTTGACCTGATCGTTTACAGTGTCAGCAGAGGCATGCAAAGCAGACTGCTTGTAACCAGACAAGTAGCCCAAAACTTCTTGGTCGTACTGATCAGCCAAGCGGTAAGCCGCACGGTTGGTAGCAAGATCCATGAAGTTTACATGGGAGTGTGCTTCTTCAATGTCATCCATTTTGAAAGCAAAGTAGTTACTTTTGTCTACTACAAGTGAAAAGTCTGCATCGGCTAGATCTTGAGCAGCAATAGTAGTACCACGTGTGTACGCAGATACGCTTACCTCTGGCTCTTTAATAATCTTCACCGTGTCACCTTGGTTAGCAATCTCTCCAAAATAATCAGAGTTTGTTACGTCACCGACGACTGTTGACTTGCGGAATGCAAGTTGTACTTTTTTAGAATAAATTACGGAACTAAAGTTACCATTCGGTAAGTTTGTATATCCGCTTGCGGATGCAAATGCCATTTTCTTTTCTCCTAGAATGTTTGGCTTAAAGATAGAGATACGTACGAGTTTAAGGTACATACCTCAACTCATAGAAACTAAACAACAAGGCAAAGAGGCTGAATGTTTTCTAGGGTGCGTTAGACTAGCAGTTGGCCAACCGCAAGTTTTACGGGCCTATACTTACTCAGGTGGTTCTTATTCGTATGTTTAAGTTTAAGGGGTTGATAGGCAAGAGAGGTAGTCCCCTAAGGGAGGCTCTTGTTCCTGCCAATAGTTATACTCCGGTAAAGATAGATGTCAACACCTATCGTGCACTACCAGACATATCATAGATAAATTTACCAGTTCTCATAGCTTTGGTAATTTCATCTTGACGTTCTTCAAACTCTTGTGAAGACATACGTGCAACTTCAGACTCAGAAATTTGACCTGCACTATCGTTTGCTTCCACAACAGCCTTAGAACCTTTGCTTACTAAACTTGCTGCCTTTTTAGTAGAATTCTTTTTAGCAATTTTAGTAAGACCTTTATCAGACTTATACAAGTCGATAACCCTTATGACAGAAGCTGGGTCATCTGCATTCTCATAGACTGCATCCTGTACCCATTTAGGTTGTTCTTCTGCCCAATCATGGAAGTCATCAGAATCACGAATCTTTTCGAAGTCTGAATGAGCCTCTGAAATTTTAGCCTCTGCTGTTTTACGGACTGCTTCGTACTGGACTTTATCCAACTCTGACAGACGTGATTCAGCTTTTCGAAACATCTCCTGTGCTTTTTTAGCAGCGATAGTTTCTACAATACCTGCAACATCTGGGTACTCTTTAGCCCAAGCTTCAATGTCTTCGTCAGACTTTGGAGGTACGACTGTACCACCTTCCATCCGCTTCTCAAGAGCTTCAAACTTTTCTTCCCAGTCTTTTTCTTTTTGTTGCATGTGACGACGAAGATCACCGTATCTTTTCTTAAAAGATTTTTCTTCTCTGCTTAGATTAGAGTCATCTTCTTCAGTCACTTCTTCTTGGGGTTCAGATGAAGCTACTTGTTCTTCTTCCTCTTTTCCCTCAACTTCTTCACCACGGGCTTCCGCTTCTAATTTAGCAATTTCTTTTTCTTCTTCTTCCATCCTAGCTTTTTTACGAGCATGGTTAAATCCACGGTCTACAAAGCCAGCTGATTTTGGAGATTCAATTGTATTTAGTTCGGACATTTCTAGTTCCTTATGTTGGGGCTAGCGGTATTGCTAGGTCGCCTTATTGTTGTAGTAGTGTAGTTATTATTTCTTTTTACGTTTTTTGATTAATCCGCCTTTGTTCATACCGAACTGACCACCTGCTCCACGAGTTGCACCTGCTCTAGAGGCTGCTATATCTGAAGCTGTAGGGGCGGCAGTAGAAGGTGCTCTTGAACGTCCAACCTCTGCAATAGTACGGTTGGTATCAGCAGCCTCTTGAGCAATATCAGCAGCACGTTTGATACTACGCATTTGATCTGCATTACCTGAGTCAGACATTCGCTTACGCAAGGAAGCAGCAGCTGCAGCAGCGTTAGGGGACGATGTTTGTGTGTAGGTAGCAGAAGCTGCAGGTTTTTTACTACTGCCTTTCTTTTTTACAATAGGTGGTTGACTTTCACTTCGATCAGCGACAGCTTCTAGAACTCTTTTTTGTTGGTTTTCAGTTAGCCCTAATTTGCTTGGATCAAACTCCATATCTTTAGGCATTTTAAATTTAACTTGTTGTGCAAATTCATTTACCCCACTTAAAGCGCCAAAATAGTCTGCAGCTTGTGTAAGGTAGCTAGACTTTCCTACCATTTCTTGTGCACGTTTATTTAAAGTCTCAGCTAAAGTTTCATTACCTCTAGCAGCAGCTACTAAAGCAGCAGCACGTGTATTTGAAATTGCATTGTTTTGACTGTGAGAGTCAAATAAACCGAATGCCGCCGAAAGTATTGGAATCCCAAATAGAACAGATGCACCTTGAGCAGTTTTATTTCTAAATTCACGATCTGTTTCATCAACCATACCTACTTTAGCAAGATCTTTATCAGACATACTAAAGTAATTTACTTCAGGTTCTTCCCATTTAAAAACTGGTTGTTCCGATTCTGGTGGGGTGTAGCCTGTTGAAGATGGTGTATTACCGTCTTTAGATGATTGCCTAAGTACGCACTGTTGAGTTGTTTCATCGAACATCATGCCCATTGCTTCACAAGCTTGCTTGCCCGTAGTTGGTGCAGACACAGGAGCAACAGGAGCAGTCGTAGTTGGAGCAGGAGTTTCAGCTTCAATAGTTTGAACTGGTTGATAGTTATCTATGTTACTTGCTCGCCAACCCTCGTTCATATAAGAAGCTCCAGGTATGCTTGCTAAAGGTGGAAGTCCAGCAACAGGACTCTGATAGTTAGTTGCATCTACTTCACCACCAAGCGCAAAACCTTTAGCAGAATTACCTATTGCTTGGGGAGGTTCTTGATCAGGTACAAAACCACCAACAGCCATGGTCATTTGTTCTAGTACAGCCATCTCTTCTGGAGTCAGGGGGTTTTCCTCCATACCACTAGGTTCAATGGGTTCACCACCAATTCTACCATTAGCTTCCATATTAGACAAGCCCATTTTTGCTTCCATGCGTAGATCTTCAAAGTATTTTACACCAAAGAAACGTACAACATCGGCAGGTACAACATACTCACCTTCGGAGAGTTGTGCTGGGATATCATCTCGTACTTCTTCCGCAAGAGAACCCGGAGGTATTTCATTACCAGATACCGGATCACGTCTCATACCATCATCAGCAATGCCGCCCTCATTGAAGATCATTTCCATTTGATTGTTCATGTCGTTTACTACGCCTCCTTGGGCAAATCTAGGTTCGAGTTGAGAATTATTGGGACCATAATTTTTTATGGGGTTAATACCTTTCTCAACCTTTTCTAACTCAGGCTCGCCCCACTGGTCTTGTGCAGAAGTATCTTCTTTAATAAAAACATTTTCTGGAGTTCTTTCAGAAGCTAACATATCCATTCGTGCAGATGCATTCCTAGCCTCTACTTCCCCACGTTTGGTACTGTAAATAACGTAGTTGCGAACTACTTTAGGTTTTGTAGGGGGGACTATGTGTGGAATTCCATACAATTTACTTATAAGATTTGGACCAGACCTACCAGCATATATAAAATCTTCTGCAGAAAAACCCAGAGATTTTTTAAAATCTTTAGATAACTCTGAGTTATGTTTAATTAAGGAATTTACTACGGATGCTAATTTCTTTTGATGCCACCTGTTATTATCTGAAATAAGGTCTATTTTATCTCCTTCAGAAAGTAAATTAAAGTAGGGTACCGCAGATTCCTTAGGATTTACATTGTCTAAACTTCTGTTTAAATTTATGCTAGAGCTAGGGGACATGCTTCCAACATTTCCCTGTGCAATGTCTAAAACTTGATCAAAATCTGGAGAATAGATAAGCCCCCTAGACCCAGCGCTAACCGAAAAGGGAACACTCATTTTTATGCTTTCAAAAGTTTCACCTTTAGAAATTCTTTCGTAGAGTTTTTCTACTGGTATTTCAGTATTTTTAGAAAAGTCATCTAAAATTATATCTAAAATTTTAAAGGCAACTTCTTTATTTTTATTGTAAAGATCAGTAGTTGCAAGATCTCTATTTTTCAAATAATCAGAAACTTCTGTATTATAGTTTTCAAGAACTTTTTGATATTCTGGAGAACCTTCAATAGCTTTTTTAATTTTTAATACATCTTGATTACGCAGGCTAGTTCCACTTTCAAAACCCTCTAAATGCTGTATCAAATGCTGAACTTCGTGTATAAGAGTTTCTCTTAGTTCCGAATTACTTGTTATTTTTTTAGTATTAATTGCTATAGTACCACTACTCGGGTCGAAGTATCCTTCTACCTGAGGATTTTTTTTAAAGTATCCTACATCTACTATAACAGGCGCATTTTTTAATTCTGGGTATTGATCGTACAGCCTTGGATGATCTAGCACATCTTCAAGGGTAGTGAAAGCTTTTTCTCCAGGCATATCTTGGATAGAGGTATCAGGAAATTTTTTATACACACTAAACATGGAGTCATTTAAATAAGCATCCATGTCATCTTGATTCATATTTATAAGATTTGAAACTCCCCCTCCAACAATCTTAGAATCACTGTCGTCTATTTCAAAACGCATTAAATCGTCTCTGCCACGAAACCATTTACCCTGCACGACTTGTTTTAAAGTATTTGGATATTTCTTTGGATCAGCCTCTATAGCATCCATCATACGAACCATACTTCCTGTTGGATCGTTTTCAAAATCAATAGATAAATTTTCTAGAGTTTTAGAATCTGCTTCAGCACTAAAATATGTTTCAATCCCGCCGGGGTCACGTACATTAGGAGGATTACTTGCCTTAGCCCCACCAAAAATTCTCATTGTATTAGAAGAATCTCCACCGGGAACTTTACCTACAGTAGATGCAGCACCTGTACCACCAGCTAACTCAAAGATATTACCTAGTGTAACATCTTCCATACCTTTGTTACCTGCGGCAAGGTCACCGGGTATCTTAAATGTTTCCCAAGCAGCGCCTAAGGATTGTTTAAGGAAATCAATGGTTTGTTCTCTAGAGGGGGCAGTGGGGTTATCTAAGTAATTTTTAACAGCAGGAATAATATCCTGTTGTATCTTTTCGTAGTTAGTTCTCTGATCATCTGCAAGTCTTACAAAGTATTTTCTGCCGAATATAGTTATATACTCACGGTTACCCAACTCATCCTGAACGCCAGTCCATCTGTCACTTTCGCTTGCATCCATAGGTCTGTCAAACACTGGTACATCAGCAATTGATAATGCAGAGGGTTTTTCTTCGGTAACTTCTACAGGGTTTTCGTCTGCAAACTTTTTACCTTCTGCAGTCCAGCCAAGTGCTTCTTCAGTCTGTGACGCTACGTCACCACCTTCGTTAAATCCCAGTACACCTATTTCTGTAAGCAAGTCTCTAGCTGCTTTATCTAAACCTGATTTGCCCCTTGCTATTTCTTCTTTTGATATAGCTGTATTGTCTACTAAAGAGCGAAACTGACTATGATCTTCTGAGCTTAAAGTTATACCTAAAAGTTCATCTGCTAAATCAGGCATAGCTTGTGTATCACTATTAGGATCGACAAATTCCAGTGAGTCTGATACATAACCTATTGTGTTTTTAGATCCATTATCTCCTGGTTTTATATAGGTAGCATCTGGATTATCGTACAGTTCTGTAACAAACTCATTACTTTTAGAGCCATTAATATCCGCCATAGTTAAAAGTTGGTAAGCCGTATCCCCATAGTCTGATATAAAAGAATCTTTTTCTTTATACTTATCTTCTAATATCTTTAATCCACGGTGACGTAACTCGTGAAGTATGATATCTTTAGAGGAGCCATAATCTCTACCATATCCAACCTTATCTTGTCGAGAGTTGTAGTTAGGACCAATGGGGTCTTGTCGCCAGTCATAGTATAAAGGGGGTTGTTTGTTTGTTAGCTTCCGTATAGAAGGAGATCGTCTATTAGGCCTACTTGCTTTGTAACCAAGCATTGCAATAGGATCTTTTTTAAGTAAGGGCATCATATCAGCCTCAAACTCAAGGGACGTTAGACCTGCCCCTAACTTACGTTCATCCCGTTGTGAATCTAGTAAAGCTTCTCTGGTCTGTGAAGCTACGTCACCACCTTCACTAAACAAGCCCCCGCCAGATAACCATTGCCGAGTTTTTCTTTCCCACCAACCTCTTTTTTCTGAGGGTAGCGGCTCACCTTGTTTTTCAAGCATATCTTCAGCTGCTTTAAAAATACCAGAGTAACCTGGAAAACTAGCTTCAAAGGAAGCTTTACCAGATAGGTTATCGCTAACCCTACCTTTTTTAAGGTACTCTTGTAAGCTGGCTCTAGAACTTACATCTTCTACGGCAGTTCTAGTACTATCCATACCCCCTAATCCAGTTCCAGCAGCAGGTATTAAGTGACCATGTATATCTACTTCAGCATCCTTAGAAACATCATCTAACATTTCAGTTAGTTTTTCATTTGGACCTTTAGTTCTGTCTGTATCAGTTTGTATTGCATCTAAAAGTTTAACGGTATCTTTTCCGTACTTTTCTGTAAAAAATTCCCTGTCTTCATTTAGATACTCTATTACTTTTTCTATACCGCCGTGGGTATACTCATGAGACCATACAGGATTTTTAGCAGTGTTTGAGTTTACAACAACAGACCCTGGTTTAACTCTTCCTGCTACATCTCTATACTCTACACCACTGGCTGCCCCAGGTAGTGTCTCATCAATATACTCTTGTTCGGCATAGTAAGGATACCTAATACCTTCGTGTATATCTGGGCTATTATATCTAGGTCTACCAACAACAGATTGGTCTGGCTCAAAACCAAGACGAGCTAAAGGATTCCATTTTAGTTGCTCATCCATATCAGCACGGAACTCTAGGTTCCCAAACTGGCGCATCTGATTTTCAACGCCTACTTGCTCTCGGCTCTTAGGACGCAAGGATTTTTTAGGAGCTACCATTTACTTTGTCCCTCAAATACTTAAACTTATTAAGACAAGCTGCCTGACCTTGTAGCCTAAACAAATCTTCTACAGCAGTTGCTTGTTCCATCTGCCTATGCACATCATTTAAGCGTTCTTGTAGCTCTGCGAGAAAAGATTCCCACAGAGCTTTGTCATTTACTAAAGGCTTCAGATTGTGCATTACTGTACTGGGCCTTGTCTTGTATTAGCTGAGAAGCCCTGTTCTCCCGGCTGAGGGGCTGTACCGATACCTATGTTACCCCCACCGCCTCCGGCAGTATCCTGTACTCCTGGTGGCCCTCCAGCGCCCTGAGGGGCTTGTCCGGGTGGAGGTGCTGGGGGAGGGTTAGCCTCTTGGAACTTCTTAAGGATCTCTGCTTGTACAGCTGCATCACCCATAGAGTTTACTAGCTTGTCTGGATCAAGATCCATTGATTTAGCAATCTCACGGATAATGTAGTCCATCTTAGCAAATGGTGCTAGTACTGGATTCTGTACCACTTGCAAGAACTGCATCAGTCTTTGGCTACGTACCTCATTAGCCATCAAGCTTTCTGTACCACGAGCCTTTACATCAAGGTCACCCTTAATCTCTGGGTCGTAATCAAACTGCATGTTGAAGTGAAAGAATGCTTTTGCCAGTGGGCCTAGAAGATAGTCATCTACGTTTTTAATTACGTTTCTAATACTACCATTGGCTGCAGACATAAGCATAGAGATACCAGAGGCTGTTCTACCTACGCCAGATACTCCTGTCTGACCGTGAGCAAACGAAGGAAAACCAGTAGACTCATCCGCAAGTACACGAGCCTTGTCAAACATCTGCATGTTTTCATTAGATACGTTAGGGAACTTGGTGCCAAAGATAGCTTGACCAGGAGCACCCCCCTGACGACGAAAGACTTTGCCCGGATAGACACTTAAGTCTTGCCCCGGTACTAGGTTAGTTTCATCTACTTCAATCAACATATTGCCAGACAGTGCGGCATTGTCAACAGCCATACGCATAAAGCCGTTCATCAAAGTCTGAGTATCATCCATGTTTTCAGCAAGACCCACACCAAACAAGGAGTATGGGTTTACTTCGTAAGGCACTGAATAGTAAGGGATAATAGATGGTGTAAATGGATTCATTACAAGACGTAACACCTGACCATTACAGACCCAGATGTTTACAGACACTTGATCCATGTCTTTAAGTTCATCTGGAATATCTACATCGTGCCCTTCAAGTACTTCTGTATCCACGTTACCCCAGAACTCCAAAACTTCGAAACGCTCTGCATTGGATTCTTGGGAATCATCTTCCATAACCTGTTCCCACCACTCTTTAACATAGGATTCACCCATGCTAACAGCAGTGTTAATTGAGTTTTTACGGAAGAAAGGACGGTTTTTAAGGTTACGTAACTGAGTACGAGACATCTTGTGACGCTCGACCACATACTCAGCTTCATCCATATTAGCTGCATCTGGGTCAGGGTAAAAATTCCAGATAGAGACGGAAGATGTTTGCGGAACTGTTTTATAAATAGGTTCATACTCACCCTCTTCAGACCAGTTAGGATACTCTTTATCTACAGCAAACGGACCTTTCATTACCCCTGTGCCAAACAAAGCACACTCGAATGCAGCCACACGTAACTGTTTATTTGCATTAGATTCTTCCAGCTGATCATGGATTTTCTTTTCCATTTTCTTAGCTGAAATCATAGCTGGGTGTACAGTAATTTCTGTAGCTGTATTCCCTGGACCTTCTTTAAGCTCTGTAATAACAGGGGAAAGTTTTTTCTCTAAACCTGCAAGTCTTTCTTTAAGGTCAATAGATGTTTCACCTGGCAAAAGTTTTAAATCTTCTGGGGAAAATTCAGCCTTAGCTTTCTGCATGTCAGTGTTAGTTTCAAAGTTTACTGATTCAGCAACACCTTCAGGCAGAGTGGTAGGGTCAATAGAAATAGGAAACTTTGTATTGCCAAAAAGTACTTCGACAATTTGACCGTAAGCAGCAAGCACTTTTGTTTTAGTAACCTTAACAAAAACTTGAGATTTTTCAGTAGAGGTAAATTGTACATCAGAACCATAAAGACCACGATAGTTACGGTAGGCCTTTACCCAGCGTTGTTCTTCAGTTTCTCTTGAAGTAGATGCTTTTGAATATCTGTCTGTAACTAAAGAAACAATAGTCCCAACTACAGGGTCAGAGTAACCATCTTTATCCGTATCTTCAATAGCCCTAGATTCAGCAGAGTCCATTGCCATTTCGTTTTCAAAGATTTCGTCTTCTTCCATGTTACTTCCTAATAGCCAAAGGTGGGGTCACTTATTTGAAAACCAGAACTTGTTGTTGGATTATAGTCAAATAAGCTACTTCTTGGTCTTGTCATTACACCATAACGTAGTGCATCGTATAAGTGATCTTCTGCGTGAGTATCTACATCTTCTGGATTATTTTTATCCAGTGGTATAGAAGGTAATTGAGAGATTAAATTTTTACAGGTATTAAAAATAACTAACCTTGCTTGTTCTGTAAACTCATCTACTTGGAGTCTTCTGTGTATTTCATTTTTACCAGATACACGAGAACCTTTAGATCTATCTGCTGGTCTCCAACGGCACCCTTTAACAATCATTTGTTCAGCAAGTGATGGTCCAGTATCACCACGTTTATGCCAGAGTGAACTGTCTAGAACTCCGTAGCGTATTTTTTCTTCGGACTCAGCTTCTAAAATCATATCTGCCAAGTCTGTAGCTAAGACTTTTTGTACATACATTTCCCGATATACAATAAGCTGCTCATCTGGTGCTACTGCTATCCAAACTATTCCACTGTAAGAACCGTAACCGTAGTCAGCTGCTCTAAACTTTGGCCAGCTATGCGGTATGTCAAAAGGCTCAACTACGTGAAGTTTACGGTTAAACTCTGGAAAAGCCGCACCTTCGTTAATATCCCAATCGCCCTCAAGTAGTTGCCTTCTTTGATGCTCAGGTAGAGATAGAAGATTAGCTTCATACATACCATCATCAGCTAGGTACGGATTATCAAACAGTGTAGCAGGAATAAACCTTCTTTTAAATAACGGTTGTCCTTCTCTTGTATGACCTTTGGGCCAAGCAATAGTCTCACCAGTTTCAGGGTCAGTAGCCCAAAAAGGTTTTCTTGGAGTACCTGGGTCAATAAAAGTTTTTTTAACCCACTGGTGCCCTGGACCTCCGGGGTTTGTAGTAGCTCTCATATAAAGTGGCAGTCCACTAGCTTTGGTAGTACGTAGACGTGACCTCATATAATTCCAAGGATATGGAGTAGACCACTGAGTAAGTTCGTCAAACCCAATCCAATTAAAAGCTTGTCCTTGATACCTCATTACGTCATCATCACGATCAAGGTAAGACATCCAGAGTGTTGCTCCACTAGGAGCTACCCAAGTTTTATCTCTTTCCATAAACTTAATACCCGGTATAGCCTTTGGATATAGTTGTTTACTTACTGAGATTAGTTCTCTAAGTTCTTCTGTACTACGACGAACAAGAAGCATTTGAGCATTAGGGTTATTTAAGTAACGTACTGGATCAGCAATCATTGCATAGGATTTACCACCACCAGCTGATCCACCATACAATACTTCTTGCTCAGTAGATGCTAGAAATTCTGTCTGTGGACCTGGATTAGGTTCAAACAATATTTCTCTTTGTGCAACTTCAATATCAATAGGTTCGGGTCTAACTTTAGCTGGAACTTTCTCCAACGGGACGTCTTTTACCGAGTCTGTTGTTTTCGAGCTTTTCCGCTTTTTCTGCTGCCTCTTTGTACCTTTCGGCGTAGAAGCGCTGGATTGAAGCTGCTGCCTTACGTTTTTGCTCAATCTTAACCCTCTTAAACAAACCTACATGAGATATATATCTACCAGAAACTTCACTTAACCAAGCAGCTACTTCACGATAACTGTACTGATTTAAGTGTCTCTTAGCTTGTTCAAAGAGTTCTAGTTCTTCTGGGATTGGTAGCAGTATATCAGAGTCATTAGGATCTTGTCTATACCCAAAAGGAAGAAACCTTCCAACTCTAACTAAAGGTACCCACTCCCATTCACCATTAACTTTTTCAGGTTTAGGTAGTTTCCAAGTTTTAGTTTTCATTTTCTTTTGGAGGCAGTATAAACAAAGGACTTTCTGATTTTACTTCAATTTTGTCAGTTTTAACAAAACCTGCACGATCCATAAAGTCTTTTGCAGCTGCCATCTTCTCTTTGTTGCCTAAGTCAGTAGGAGATCTCATTACTTGCATCATAGCCCAAGCTGCTGCTGGACCACGAGTTGCAATAAAGTCTTTAGTTCTTTCAGCTACTTCGTTTTTTAAAACTGACATAACTGTAGTAGAGGACGTACCTTCGGCATACCCTGCAAGCTTTAAAGCTTTTACAGGGTTGCCTTCGGCTTCTTCAAACAGAAAGTCTAGAAACTTCTGTTGTTTTTCAGTTAGCTGTCTCGCCATAAAATCGTTCTCTTATTTCTGATCTGCCGATACCAATATCTTTTAGCTCACGGTCAGACATATGGGTGAGAATAAAGTAATCTGCTCGTCGTTGCTGTGCGTATTGAATTGTTTTTAGTGCTGATTTAGCCCAGGTCTTAAACATTGTAGTCTCCAGTTAGATTTAATCTGTTGGTTTAATACCAACTGGAGTCTAGTTTTACATATATAGTTATATCATACTACAGACAATATTGCAACCCCGTTACCCGACTGGGACAAAGGTCTCTGTTACGGTAAGAATAGTATCAATGTGACCTGCACTCGTTGGGGTTACTTGTATCTTGTCGCCCGGTTGGAGTACTAAGTCAATATCAATAAAGGTAGTGTTGTCACCTGAATTTAAACTTTTACCTGCCAAGAATTTTGACGTGTAGTTATCTGCAGCTACGTACCACCCAACGTCTACAGAGTTGGTACTGCCACCACCGTTGACTACATGTACAAAGGTAAGCTCCGCCACACAGTTAACAGGACACGTATATACAGTCTCTGTAGTGGTGCCACTGTTGTGACCGTATACAGAACGCATACGTGATGGTTTACCTTGATTGAGTAAGGACATTAGTCAGCCTTCTTCTTACGAGTATCCTGTTGCATAGATTACTATTTACTTGATTTTTTACGGGCTGCCATAAACCGATTAAAACTTTTTTCAGTCTGTCCCATAGAAATAGGAAGGCCCGCAGCCTTTTTTTCTTCGGCTGACATGTTTTGATACTTCTTGTAAGTAATAGTTGCATCAAGATTTTTATTTTTAAGGTACCCACTGCCATTCTTATTAGCCATAGGCTTTTTACGAGCAGCGTTTGGTCCAGTATTTTTACGTGCTCTCTCTGCTAATTTAATTTCAGCATTTCTTTTTTTAACTTCAGCTATTTCTGCAGCAGTAGCGGCTGAAGTAGATCCCACATTATTAGGCCTAGCTCTGGGGCGCAGGGATTTCTTAGGTGCTGCTGTTTTTGTTGGAGCTTTCTTTAAATCCTCTGCATAAACTGCAGCCATTACTTTACCATTCTTATCGGTATAGTAGAGTGCACCTGCTTTTTTAGCAGCTGCAATACTTTTATATTTTCCAGCCTTAGCTTTTTCTTTAGCTAAAGTTGAGCCTTTACTTTTAATCTGGTTGTTTAAGTATGTTGTAAGTGATACAGCCATTATTTCTTTCCTTTTGACTTAGTTACTTTTTTAACTACCTTAGTAGTCCAAGCTTCATTTTCAGAGGTACTAGGATCATCTTTTACAAAGTGTCCCTTGTTAGTGCGAGCACGGACTTTTTTCATCGTAAGAATCTCATCAACCTTAGAATCTACACACCACATCTGACCATAAGGATCAGTAGCTGCTAGTACGTCACCCATACGAGTTGTTACATTTTCCTCGGTTACGACATAACCATGCTTTTCAAGTTCGTCTTTGTAGTCTAAAAAGTTCATGTCTTCTTACCTTGAGTTGCTTGCATGGATGCACCACAGTTTGCTTTAACCACTCCACCGTGTTTATAACCAGATACAGTAGGCTTCTTTTTAGCCATACCACCACCCATGTAACCAGATTTATGATCGGAGTCTTTCATCATACTCCCATCTGGCATTTTATGATAACCCTTTTTCATAGCTAGTCCACCTTCTGCTGCTCTAAATTTTGATGTTTTTTCTGCAATTTTCTTTGGCTGCTTTACAAACTGCTTACCTTCTGCAGTTCCTTTACGCTTTGCTGCTGTAGTAGCTGCATACTCCGCAGGAGATAATGCTTCTCTTGCTTTTTTAGGTAAGTATCTTTCACCGGTCTTGGCGCTGGGCTTACCACTCTTGGTTCCCCATTTTTCTTTCGTCCAGTCCTTAAGCGATTTTTGAGAAGCTTTCATTACTTGTAGCCCCCACCTTTTGCTTTGTATTGCTTGGCAACCATTTGGGCTTTTCTCGCAGACCATTGTCCGGGCTTGCCACCTTTTCCACTCGCCTTAACTGATGCGACAAGGTTCTTACGCATGGTAGGTTTTGTATAGTTACCGGCTGCATTTACTGTAGACTTATTTTTCATTATGCTGATTCACCTATCTTAAAACAAAGAGGTGCTGCAACTACACCTTGACTTACTAAGTAGTCGGCCATTCTTGTCACATTACTCTTACATTCAGACTCAAGATAAAACATTTCTTCTGTATTAGCAAACACTTCACAGGAAGTGGACATTAAACTGGTACAAGCAAGAATAATAGCTACCCACATTACCACTTAACCTTATCAGCCCAGTAAGCTGCAGACATCTTACCCTTTTTAATATTCTTAGCGTGTCTTGCTTTAAAGCTAGCACGTTTCTTTTTCATCTTATCTGATTCACCTGACTTAGGTTTACCTGCAGTAGACGCACCTTTTTCACCGAACTTGATATACTTATACTTACCACCCTCGGAGGCCATAACATGATGAGACTTACCACTGTCGTCATTAAGACGTTGTGGTTTGTTGACACCCTTTAGGCCAGCGTCTTTCATCTTAGTCTTGACTCTTTCAGGTATTGCCATTGTATCTTCCTACATCAACTCAAAGTGTGGGCCATCAATAAAAGGTCTACGTCCTTGAGAACGTCTTAGATCTACATATGCCATCATTGCATCTTCGGCTGTACCTTCGTATGTACGGATGTCACCTTCTGACCAAGCTGCACCCCACTTGATTGCTACGCCAAGTTCCTTAGCTGCTTCTTTCATTGCGTCACAAAGGTCATCATAGACATTCAGTTCCCATACACCTTTACCATCTACATAGGCCATGAGGTCTACTGCTCTGCCCTCTAGGTGCTTGGACTTCATAGTTTGTGACTTACCTGCAGCTACCAGCTTCTCTTGCTCTTCCACTGTACGCATACCATAGATAACTCCAAAGTCTACTTTGGTAAGCTCAATGGCACGTTTGACTACTGCTACTAAGCTTTCGTCTACACCTTCCATCTTTGATAGGCTGCGGTTCGATAATTTAAATGCCATTTACTTTTTTCCCGTAAAAAATTTAGATACTGATCTCATGCCGATGCTAGCACTGACAATACCGCCTAACGAATATTGATACCAAGTAGGCATAGCTTCAAGGGCAGTAAATCCAGCTTGTACAATCTGATTACCCCAGTCGCCACAAAAGGCTAGGATAAGAGGAATACTAAACAGAAGAGTAATCCACTCGTCTTTCCAGCTATTCTGGGTAGCTCTAATAGCTTCAATGTCCCAGTCAATCTCACCAGTAGCTTGCTTGACTTTAATTTCTGCGTTAGCTTTTTGTACTGCAACTTTACCATCAAGATAAGTTGTAGCTAGTCCACCTACTGCACCTAAGATTTGTCCGATCATTTGCTTTCAATCCTACCTGGGGATTTTTTAGCTAACTGAGTCACACCCATAAAGACTGATACAACACCAGCTACAGATACAAAGTATACAGAAGCCATACTGCCAATAATAGTTGAGGCATTGTCCAAGCCCATTAAACCTGTTACGACAACACCCGAGGGATACAGCAGCATTCCCCACAGTGCAAACCAAGCCATTTTTCTGGTTTGATCTCTGTGTGCATCTTCATCTTCGATACGTCTACGTTTATCATCTAAAGCCAGTCTGTCCCACTCGGCTTGATCAATAGAACCGCTACCGTCTGAATCAGCTTTTTCAAACTCCGTCATCCGTACTCTCTCTTTTGTTCTGGATTCAGCACATCTTTTCGTTCCAACATGCCCTCTAAGTACATAGCTCTTTCTACATGATCAAGAGTGTACTTAATTCCGGTATCTTGGTATATTTTTTCTCTTACGTAGAATACATCAGATCTTGGTATATGTACTCTCCGCAGTCTAGCTTCGTCTTTACCTGCAAGAGCTAAATAAAATTCCTCTAGTACAGACTCTGAAGCAAACATTTTTGGTTTTGACATGAGTAGTTATACCTTTTAATTCTGTAACGTCAACCCTTAAAAGGAGACGACAAGAAAAATTCGTACATCCAGATTTAACTTTAGTATATACTTAAGTATTACTCTAGTATTATATTTATAATGTATATATAAAGTATTAATAGTTAGGTATGTACTTTAATATATACTTAAGTATATTATATAGTACTGTCTGCCCGGCTGTCAAGGGGTGGATAAAAATAAATATTGATAATTATTACTTTATATTGATTCAGGGTGCAGCAGATCTGTTGTATTCCTAGTAACACCTCCGATTATACCCCAGGATAGCGTGAGAGCTACGGAGAGGCCGTTTGAATAGGGGTAAAATACTTTTATAAGGCCATGTACCCTGGCACTATTACCGTCATTCTACGGGTACTACACAAGATGTAACATTATAACACTATTTATTAGTGGAATAAAGATATAAAATAGGGGTTTAGTGGCAAAATGCCGCAGTATATACTTATATTCAGAAGTAGTTAACAGATTCTAAAATACCCCCCGCTGTCATTGGGAGTATACGTATACGTGCAGGGGGCGGGTGGCCCATACCGGGGTAGTAGATAGGGCAGCACTACTGACCTACTGCAGGAAAGCAGAGGTTTTTCTAGCTAAGTTACTGGAATCATTAAGCTTTTTATACAATAGAGTATTCTATTTGCGGCATTGTTCTTGATTTGTTCTGGATTATTGCAAATGATAATCGTTCGCAAGTTGGAAGTATCCCAAACCATACCCCAATATGTCAGCACTTTTGACCTATCCCCCTGTTCTCCTTTTGTTCTACTCGACCAATCTTATGTCAACAATAGGGCAATCTGCCACAATCACGCCACAATTCCATGAACAATACAGGAACATCTCCTTAGAGGCCGATTTTAGCCCCTCTCATTGCCCAAATGGTTTTTCCGGTATCTTACCCCACAAAAATCAATACCCCCTATTTGTTCTCTTTTTGTTCTACTATTGTTCTTCCAACCGGGTATATACTATATAATAGATAATATGTTCTCGTTTTGTTCTTTATTCTTTCGTCTACTTGCGAACCATTCGCAACAACTATCTAAGTTATTGAAAACATTAGATAACCAATATTAATTCAAATAAATTGCATTTTTATTATCCAATGAAAACAATAGGTTAGAAGTTAACCCACTGAAACTATTAGCTAATTTAATTTAATCTTTTATTATCTAACGAAAACAAAGACTTAGAGCAGGTAAAAGAATATTATCCAATAATATCAACTATTTACTGGGGGTTGCAATATGTTTTCGGGTATGGGATTGACCCTTATCGGATTTAAAAGGCGCTTAGGTGACCCAGAGAATTTGATAAGCCACTAGCAGACGGATTGGCACCCACGCTATTTGAAAATTGAATAAAGCGCCATGCGATGCCTAGGGTCTGACAATCCCGATTATGGATATAATCACGCAATGATGACCATGGCCTAGTAATATTGCGAGCGGGTTCGATATCGTCCCCGTGGGTGACAACATTTAAACAGTAATGCGGCCCGACAAATTCAGATATAAACACCAAAACACATACGCCCATCATATAGGTGGTAGTCTATGTGCGAGTTGGTGTGTCCTGTGAAAGCTACCCCTTAGATTTATCAAGGGGAATTGTATCTAGTGAGGGACTGCACGTTGCCAGCGTGCAAAGCACATCGCATGGTGTGGTGTGTTTTGTTGAATGGCAATAGAGGAGTTTTAGCCATGACAGATCATGTAAAAAATTGGGTATCTAATGCACGGGGTGCAGAGTATGGGTTCTTTAAGGCGGTGCAGTATGCGCTTGAACAATTCGGTGAGAAAAACAATCTACCGATGTATGCGCTAATTGCCTTCACGAATGGCAAGAAATATGGTGGATACAAAATTGAGCAGGGGTATTCCCTCAAGCAATTCTCTGCACCGCTCAAGCGTATCTTGGCTGTCGCATTGTCTGATGTGAAGTTTACATTCAAGGATGGTAAGCCCGGTGTGAAGGTGGGTGAGAATGGTGGCCTAAATCGTGAGGGCTTGGAGAAAGTTGCCATGCTCGCTGCGTCTAACTGTGGCCTACGTTCAACGGCATTTGATGATGCTTTCCCTAAGCCCGAAAAACCTGCGAAAGAATTTGATGCAACTGCATGGGCTGAACGTAACGTAAAAGCTCAACCTGAGCACCTCGAAGCAATGATTGCAGCACTACAGGCTCAACGTACAGGCTTGAAAGTTGCAGCATAAATACCACAAAAGATATACAGTAGATGAGCACCCTATGTGAAAGCGTGGGGTGTTTTCTTGTGCATATCCAACAGCGAAAGGAAATGATATGAACATTGTGAAAGACCTGTCGCAGATGCGTCTGAATCCGGTAGATGAACGATACGTTCTTTGTGGGTGGTATGAAAACGAATCCGGTGCTGAACGTGTGTTTGTCAAAGGTAAAGACCTGCGTGAATGTGTCAGGAAACTTGTGGATGCTGATGCTGACTTTGGTCATACGGATGCTGAACTTGAGGGTGGATACATCGCAGCTGAGTATGATGTGACGAGTGAAGCTATCTCCATTGCTCTGGAGATTTCAATAGAAACTAATAGGATCAGGGGGATCATGTAATGAATAGGCGTAAGCGACAGCAAAGGTATGTCATGTGGAATGTGGCGATAGGTTTTGTCCTGTCGTCATCACTGTTCTTTTTCTGGGGTTATCTATATGGAGTGTCTCAACTATGAAAACTGTTAGGGTATATGTAGATGATGTGTTCCACTGCACCATACCGTGTAAAGGTGTGGAGGGTATGCTTAGGTACCTGAAGAGTATAGGCATAGTCAATGTGACGTTACGATAGTATCAGACTGCGCACTTGAGGGTGCGTAGCGTGAT